GCACCATCAACCCAAATAGATGCACTATTGGCTTTGCTTACAGTACCTTGCTCGTTTAACTCTGTTTGCGTTGCCTTGAGCGAGATTATAGCCTCTTCACCGTCTAGCACTTGAGTCACGTTGTTAAGCGTTACTGTATTTTCATCATAGTAAGTGGTGGTAACGAAGCTGGAAAGCTGTCCGTTTATCGCGTCTACTTCTATTCCTAATTCGTTAACCTGCGCCGTAACGCCGTCTAAAGCTTCAAGCTGAGCAGATGGTTTTCCAATAGTAATACTGTCAATCTCGTACTCATCCGACACAGAATTACCTAACACAATGCGCAAACCAGTTACCGTGCCTGTATATGTTGGCTCTTCTGCTAGGTTTAAGTTCTTAACATTAGTTGCACCTATAGCGCTGTCATCAATAACGCCTGTGTATGTTTGAGCGCTACCGCCTGAGAAAGTAACAACCAAATCGCCATTATGACCGCTTCCCGCCGTGCGTCTAGTGGTTAGGGTTATAACTGGATTGTCATCCGCTGAATAGTTAAGCGATTGGTTTTCAATGTCACCCCAAGTAGCAACGGCCATGTTTGTGCCTGGTACTAATGTACCTCTAAACGCAGTCCAGCCCTCAGTAGTGTTAAAGAAGCCAAACGAGTAAGCTGGAATGATTGCATCAAGTGAATTTGAAACATACTCAGTCATTTCTGTGTAGCTGGCTTTTAATTCAATCTCGCCAGCCAGTACGTTAATTTCTGCATTTGCATCTGTTACCGCATAGCCTAAATCAACAATCTTGCTTGAGTTTATACTTACCTCAGCGCTTACACCGTCAATCAATACGCTTGCTTGTGTAAATTGCGTGTCGGTGTATTGATATGCTCTAAGATTTAGTTCGCCGTTTTCTGGATCAACTTCAAACACTGCATTAGTTATTGTATCTTCAAACTGGCTTGTTGCTCGTCTAAAATCAGCAAGTGAAGCGGCAGTGTTAAATAACTCCCTGTCTGTTTCCTCTCTACTTACTATCTCTGCATTTAGTTGTGGCCTAATCGTTGAGTTAATTGTATTTTCAATAATCTCAATATTGTTTAAGTTTTCTTCAATGTCATTTACTAAATCATCAACGTTAGTATTCGTTTGGTTTAGAGCTGCCCAAATTGGGTCTAAAAATACATCAAGCTGCTCACCGGTAGCAGTTGTACTTATAGCTTCATTAATCCATGCAGACGTGCCAAGCGCGTTAACTGTGCGGCAATAGATGGTATAATTAGTTTCAGGGTTTAAACCTGTTGCTGTGAATGATATACCGCGCCCTTTGCTTTCTGGCTCGTAACCTGTTGCGCTGTCAGTGTCGATAAAGTCAAACTCAAACAGAGTACCAAGACCAATACCCAAAAGCGTTGGTGTAGATGTTATTTCAAAGTCAGACGCTATAAGGTTTAAGTCTGTAGCAGTAACAGGCGTTGAAAGTGTTGTGTTTAATGTTGCAGGCGCAGATATATTACCAAGCGTAGCAACGCTATAAACTGAGAATGTGTAATTTCCAGCATCTAGCAAAGGCACTGTGTAAGACTTGCCGCGCGTATCGTCTGAAAGCATCTCAACGCTATCACTTGTGCGCGTGATGATTAGCCTGTACTTTTCAATAAATCTATTTTCAATTACATCATCCCACGTTAACTGGCCTGTTGACGCAAGTGTTAAGTCAGGGGTTAGCGCAAGATTAATAGGCGCATCAATGTAAGACGGGTCGCCAAGGTACGTGCCGCCTTCCCTATCTTCGTAAGCAACATTAGCCCATGGGTAAACGCTGTTTTCATGCTCAGTTAGTGAAAATTGCACCTCACCCTCTGGTGATAATACTTTATCACTAATTCTAAACGGTTTGTTATCCCAGCCCATAGTTTCATTATCAACGCCGATAACGTCACCAACCTGAATTTTAATGCCGTGGGCTTGTACGGTGATATTTGCAGATGCATTAAATCTTGAGCGTTTAGCAATCACCTCTGCCATTTGTAACGCTTCGGCTTTGTTGTTTATGCTGTTAAATGTAAATGTTTTCTCAAGCTCTCTACCGCCGTCCTCCTCTAACCAAGTTTGGTAAATGTCACTACTTAGCGCAGGGTAAAATGCCTCTTCTGTTTCGTAGTTACTTAATGCTGATAGGTATTTAACAGTAACACGGTTGTACCTGTCATTAATTGCGCCAGAAGAGTATTCAACAGAACCTATAATGTCATCAATAGTAAACGTTTCAAGCGTGTCTGATTCGCGCTCAATTCTAGGTGACAATATGTAATCAGGTGGTAAAATGCCGCGAAAAGATCCGATAATATCTTTTACGTTATCAATCACCTGATTACCTGTATTAACAATTAAGTTACAGCTAAACCTCTGTATTTGCTTAGTTGTTGTCGTTGAAGGTAGGTTTACGTATTCTTGAAGCTCCTCATCGTAAAAGCTTTTAGTTAGCGTCTCTGTTACCGTTACGCCTTCATCACAAAAATCAGCAGCAGTTATAAACGCTTGCTCGTCAATGCGTGACTCAGAAATACCTTTACCGTATCTTGCATTGGTTAAGTAGTCACGCAAACACATTGCAGGGTTTGAACTTAACTCGGTTAAGCCTGAGCGCGTATCCAGTATTTTTCTGCCTTTAACTTTCGCAGTTATTTGCGGCTCTCCTCGCCAAACCTCTTGTTTTTTATCCATTACCAATTGAATGAAGCAATAAGCTAAGCCGCTCATTTTATGTTCATTAGTCCAGTTTGGAATATTGGCAACGGCATCAGCATCTGCTAACTGCCCGTCAGCCCCAGTGTGTTTATTTATTCTTAACCACTCGTATTCAAAATCAAACCCGAACTTACTAATAACTCCGCCAAACTTAGGGTCTGTTTCTGGTAAATCGTCAAAATAAAGAGTATCAATTGATTCGATCTCACCCTCAGAGAAAGCTACAATTAAATTTAGCGTGTCGTTTTTAGCTCCGCCACTCTCATCTGTTACGTACTTATGTACGATTACACCGCCCACCATTTGCTCGCCATAAACAACAGGAATATCTTTGTTTGAGCCTTCCCTCATTACTTTTATAGACTGAATGCCAGTGTCAATATCTGGGTTCATCCAATCGTCTATTTTGTTTGGTATGCCCAATCCGAGAAAGTTTGACAGCTTTCTTATTGCTTTAAATGCTTTACTCAATAATCCCATTTTACGCGCCCCACTCTAATTCTGGTTTAACTTGGCTTGCAAATTCCATTGATGGATCGTTTGGAAAGTATTTGCGCATTGAGCCGTCCGATGTTGTTCTGCCTGATTTCTTTTCCCAGTCTGAGAAAGGGCCTGCAACTTCTATTTGTATTTCTGTGCTATCTTCATCATCATTAATCGTAAATGATGTAGTTGTACCCCAAGTTAATTGCACTACGCCAACCGTATTGCCTTCATCATCTAGGTAGGCTCTGAATATTCTAACAGGTCGCTCTATTTGGTTATTTTGCAGCATAATTGCAACTATGCTTTGCTCTGCCGCAGTGAATGTAATTGATGTGCTATTAACGCTTAATTCAGACGTTTCTTTAGCTCCATCAATATCAAGCAGTACGCCATTGCCTAAGTATGTATCACCATCGTATTCAACGTTAAACATAGCTTCTGTTAATCTGACTGTAATGCCATTTAGTTGCATTTCTATTAGATGGCAAAAATCGTGATCGCCTTCAATGGCATCAAGTATATCTTGTGAAAGGTCAAGCATTATAAAGCCTCTACTAAATCGAGAGAGTAAACCTTAAATCTAAAGTTAGCGCTCATTGTTCCGGTGGTTAGATTGTCTCGAAGTCTAACTGTAAAATCTGGCTGGTAATCAACGATATTTCCAGAATTGTAATCATCAATAAGCTGGGGAAAGATTGTTAATTTATCTGCTAGTTGCCCTCCTCGCGTAACCTTTTCAACAGCAGTTACCATGTAAACTTTAGTGCTACCAAATACACGAATGAAAAAACCCGCATCTTCTGTGGTTAATCCGCCATCAATAAGAGCGTAAAGGGTAGTGCTGCCTTTGGCTGCATCCTCAACAAGCGTTGATGTTGTTACATCATCAGGCGCGGTGTTATGCGTTGGTATACGTAAAGTAAACGTTTCATAGCTACCATTTAGGCTATATAAGAATGCATCAAAGCGGTTGTAATACTCTGACAGGACATGACCTGTGAGTGTAAACTCCCATCTTTGCGCGGGTATTCTGCGCTTCTTTAGCTTTAGGGATTTTGATTCGCTGCTATAGACTGGCGTATTGCTTAATATCCTTAAGTCAACATCGCGCCTAAAGTATTCGGGAAAATCGGCCATCAGTATGACTCACCTCGGTTGTTTTTATCAGCTCTGATTATACCAACAAACATGTCTGCATTACGAATTGCCATTTGCCTAAACGAATCATCTGTTATTTCATTCATATTGAAATTAACATTGTATTCGCTTGATTGACCACCAGAAGCTTTATCAAGTGGTTTAATATTAGCGTTTTTGGTATTCATTAAGTAATCTTTACCGCCTTGGCTATAAATCTCTGGCACACCCGTCTCATTTACTCGATACATACCGCTAGATACTGGCCCACCATATTGACGACCACCCATCATTTTGGCAATTGCTAACGTGCCAAGTAGTGCAGCCCCACCAATTACAGCGGCGCTACCGAATGAGAAAGTTGAAGTTAACGCTGCTGCTGGTGCTGCTGCTGTTGCCGTTGTTGCTGCCGCTGCTGCGGTACTTGTTGTTGCAGTTTGCTGTGCTGCTACACCCGTTGCGGTCGTGCTTAGTATGTTGGCTTTTTCAGATGTTGCTAATACATTACCAAGGACCTTGTTTTTAATTAATTCAACACCCTGTTGAACAAGCGCACCAACAACTTGCGTTAACATGGTATTTGCTAGGCTTCTCATGGCATCTTCACCATCTTTAGCGCCAACGACAACTTGAGCCATAGTTCCAGCTATCTGCGTGTCAAGATTGCCAAAAGCTTCTTCCATGAATTGGTTTGTCTCAGTCTGCATGTTTCGGATTGCTTCTTGCTTTTCCTTTTCAAGTTGAATTGAGCGCGCTGTGTAATCTATTTCCTTATCGTTTATTATTCTTTTGTGTTCATCAAGCAACTCTTGCTCTTGCTTGTATCTTGCCTTTATTTCTTCCAGTGGTGTTAAGCCGATGCTTTGCACTTGAGTTGTGAGTGTTGCTTTGCGTTGGTCGTCTTTTTTATTGCTGTCTGAGCTTTCTTTATCAAAGAATGCATCAAGCTCGTCATTTACTGATTTAATGGCTTTTGCAGAAGCCTCGCCTTCTTCCTTGGTCTTTTCAAGCTCTTTGTTGTAGTCAAATAGCGACATTTGAGCAGCAACTTGATCTGCATCAAGTCCTTTAAGTTGCAAGCTAAATTTAAACGCCGCTCGCTCACCCGCTTGCAATCTAATTGCGTTAAGCACAAACTCATTGGTTAAGTCTCTTACTGTCGATGCGTTCTTATCAAAGCTATCAGTAACTCCATTTAATGAATTGCTAAGCGCATCAAGAGTTAACTGACCCTCTTTATACTTTTGCACCAAGTCGGTAATCGTTGCTGATAGCTCTCGGCCTTCTTTAGTGTTTTGACCTGCGCTTGTTGAGAATAAAGAAAGGCCATCAATTAGCTGTGCAATACCTTGCTCTTTAGCTTCTTTACTGGTAAAGCTTAAATTCTTAATACCTTTGTCAATCAGGTTAATTCCTGACATAGCATCTTTTATGTGACCAGCCTCAGAGTTGAATTCTTCTAAGCTTATTTTTCCAGAGTTAAGATCAGCAGCAAGCTCCTTTAGTTTCTTCTGGTCTTTATCGCTAATAACCTCGTCAATAACACCGCTTGCAGTTTGGTCGAATAGGGTGCCAGCTTCTTCCCACGCTTCACGCATTGCAGATGCGTTTTCTTTTAGTGCTGAGGTTTGCTCTGCTAGTGCGTTTTGCAGTTTAATCCTAGTTAACACCTCAGATATGCTTGAAAGTTTTTGCATTTCTTCTGAGTAGTTAGCGACCCCGTTAGCACCTATTGTTATTACAGCTTGTACGCGCTCGATAGACTTTTCAAGCTTTTGCATACTTGTTGTTGTGTCAATTAGAGCTGTACCCATTGCGCCAAGTATTGCCACAACTGCACCAAGCGCACCAGCCGCCGCACCCATGCCAACAGCCATTTGTGGAAATTGCTGCGCAAAGATAACAAACGGGCTAGTACCCATCTGAGCCTGTACTGCAATATCTTGTATTTGGTATGACATATTAGCCATATTCGGCATTGCAGACTTAACGGCTTGATTGGTTTTATTTATTTGAGTGTTAAGAGCGGTAAACCCTGAGCTAGCTGAGCTTGCCAGCCCTCTATATTGCTGAGTAGCATTAACGACTATCTTTCCGTTGTTACTCATCACTTTACCCATGCTATTTATTGTACGGCCAAGGCTTTTTTGTGTTGCCTCAAACTCCCTTACAGCCTTGTCTGCAGCATCAAATGATTTAACTTGATTCGCTATTGATTTATTTACGGCAGCTTCGGCTTTCAGCATTTCAGCAGTGCTGACTTCTACCTCATACCTAATTGCACCTAAATTTTCAGCCATTTAAAACAATCCAAAATAATGTAAACTATACGCATTATAACACAGCTAATAAGGCTTTCATTTATGCTTACTCGTTATGGATTTGCAGCAATTTATATTGATGGTGTTGAATATAAATTATCACCAACCTTTCAAAATATAGATAAACTAGGTACTCCTGAGGAAATAATAGAAACAGTTAAATCGCTTTACAATTGCCCGTCATTTAATTGGCAGTATCATCGTGCGCTAGAGGTGGTGCAAGCATGTTGTGAGCCTAAATTGCCTGAGAAGTTTACAGGTAGATTTAAAACGCTTGAGAATGGCAAAATTAAGCTTGTAAACCCACCTAGCGCAGACTTTATACATGACATTACGGTATTAGCGCTGCATTGCATTAAGCACGGCGTGATGGGATTTACAGGCGGGGAGGGTGGCGGCGATGGTGATCCATTAAAAGAGTTTGACGCTTATTTTTATATGGGCTTAGCGCAAGAGCATTTAAGCAAAACTCGCGAGCAATCGGCCGACATGACAATGACAGAGTTTTTAATGTTGTGGGATATTAAATTCCCTGAGTCTAAAAAGGAGAGAGAGGAAAAAGCGCGTAAAGCTAAAAGCTTAAATGCGTTAATGGAATATCAAAAAGAGTTAGACGAAAAAGCCACTCAAAAGAGAGCGGCTAAATCGAAGTCTAAGCAGGTATAGTTTCTACTTGCTTAGATTTATTGGTAGGCGTGTTGGTAGCTGTACGTGTGAAAGTCATTTCAGCAGTACGGTTGCCTTCGTTTTCACCAGAGCGACCAAGTGATGTCGGCACGCAGAAGTAGTAACGATAAACACCTAACAGCGGGTCAGTGATTCTAATCCACATTGAAGGGTCGCGACCTGCTTCAACTTCCTCGTCATAGTAATCACGTAATGCTTGTTGGGTTGTTACGTCAACTAAATCTTTAGCGTCTAGTAAAGATACTGTAATTTCCGTGTCAGTACCAACAATGCGCGTATCTGTGTCAACGCCTGAAATATCAGTGTTACTTGTTACTGTGCGCGGTGTATCACTTTCGCCACGAGTTTCAATGTAGCCAAGCGGTGTGTAATTTAGCGCTGATGTTGCTGTAGATTTTGGGTCACTGTCGCCACAACCTGCCGACCAAGAGACCAACATACCGCGACCAATATCGGTCAAGCGCGTGGTGCATTCTGCCATAATTTTATACCTCAAATAATTAATTGATAACGTTATCGTAGGCATTATACCACTTATGTGCAGGCAATAAAAAACCACCAATTTAGGTGGTTTTTGTTTTGGGGGTAAAAAATGATAAAAGTGTATTGATTTTGTGTAGTTTACTTTGTTGGCCGCTTTATTTGGGCTGATTTACTTTCAACAACACACACCAATAAACTCTTTAAAAGACCGCCCAAATAATGAGCGGCTAAATCTAAATTGATTGGTACAGAATGTACCTTAGCCCAACCTGTGACCCTTAAAGCCAGTATTCGATCAAGCTTTAATTAAATGCCTTTACCGCTACGCCAATCAGATGATCAAAAATCATGACAATAACGCTCGTACAGCAAATCAAGCTGGGGTAAGCTACATTCTATTTATATAACATAAGTGATTGGCGGTTAATAATGGACTCGAACCATTTACCTAGACGTTAACAGCGTCCCGCTCTACCAACTGAGCTAATTAACCTTGGCGCTCGGTATGGATTTAAACCAGTTTCACCCCATTGTGATCAAATAATGGGATATCATCATGCCATACCTCGCTTAATTCTGCCTCGCTCTATCTCTCGACTGTGCTTAGCAATGCTATATAACGTCATAGCTACGAGATTAATCACCTCACTTATTAAGTTAATGATAAACTATCCGACCACCACTTTCGATAAGCCTTGCGCTTATACTACAGAATAGCTGGGTGACACTCTCTCAGTCGGTACGTTGCCACGCTCTCCCAATTTACACATTACCGTACATGTACTGACCTTTTTACAGGTTTGCTGAGGTACTTTTACGCATGGGCTGCCTCATCTTAGTCACTATTTAACAATCGCAAATCTCAGGTGAATAAAACACGCGTGAGAAACCGTAAGTCGTATTGGTACTAAGTACCTTTCTGTTAAATAGCGACAAAACAAACAATAGTCTAATTTAATTTAACCGTCAACCACTAATTGCATTAAATCTTACATTAAGTGGTATTTCAAAGTATACGCGGCTATCTTCTAGCATGTATGGCCCGCCTTTGCCGAATACTTGAATTGAGATAATGCACTCTGAATCACTTTGATAGTTAACACGTAACCAATCACGAATCTGCGATGTAAAGCTATTTACGACATTTACATCAGCAGGGTTAGCCTTACTGAATATATAAACGCTACAAGGATATTGACTCATGCCGATACTGCCATCTGCAAATTGGTCATTACCGGTTAGCCTTACTTGCAGTGCGCGCATATCACTATCGAGCCTTGATAAGTCGATAATGTTAGCCGTGCTTGACATAGCAGGTTGCGAGCTACCTAAGTGGTCAGTAAATCCATCAAGTAAGCCGCTCGACTTAACGTGACTTAATAGCCTTTCACCTTCAAAATCTGCAAGTAATGTCATATTTTAAATATCTCTAAGTATTTTTGTATCATTGCCTTACCCTCTGGCGATTCAAAACCGTACTCTAAAAAGTGTGGCGCGGAGTTAGGATTCCAAGCTGGGCCTTTTTTATTTGCTACCGGTCTAGGTTTCCACTTGTAAACACCGTCATTAAGAATTGACGCATACATAGTGTTATAGCTCAGCGTTCCTTTTATGTATCCAACACCTTTAGTCACATCGAATCTTTGACTATTGTGTAACGTGCCATATTCAAGCGGTGCTTTTTCCTTTGATAAAATACCAGCCTGAGCACCGACAGCATTAATAAACTGCAAGCTTTTCTTGTTGGTAACATCACCAACAAAACTTTTCATTCTGGCTTTTATTTTGTTAGCTCCTGTAACTGGCATTGTTTACGCACCTGTAAATTCTGAGTTAGTCATGATTTCTGCAATCCAAGTATGGCAGCGCTTCGTAAATAGACTCAACCATATAGTCAGCGGCGGTAAACCCAAGAAATAAAATTAACGCAGCTGCAAGTGATGGTATTCCAACAACAAGTGCTAATTCCTTATTATCTTTACTCATAACAGCGCCCTGTAAAGTCATTTAGTGGCTCGTAATCATCTGAAATAATCGGCCAATCTTCTTCTTTGCTAACTGACATTAGCGCCCAATCTTCTTCGTTAAATTTAATCATATCACTATAAACCTATCTGAATTTTTGCATGAGTAGTAACCTACACCGTAATGACCAATATACCTTGTATTGCACTTATCGCAAAGGCATTCCGACCTCTCTTTATTTTCGTCCTTAACTATGAAGAATTTAGGTGCATCAGGTGAATATCCAAAAACCACACCTAGAAAGCTTAAAAACCTTAACGCCGGCTTAAACCTAATTTTCTCATCCCAAGAAATTCTAACTATCATGTTGCCACCTAGCTAAAATCTAAAACTAAAAGACCAATAAAACACGCAAGGCAAAATAAGCGCAGTTAACCCTAAGTTTATTACAATAAAGTAAATTGCCACAATAAAGTATCTGCTATATATTATCTTCATAGAGTCATTAAAGTCCATGCATTGTTGTTGGGCACTCTCTGCGCGATCTTTTAGCGCTCCTAAGCCTACGACTTCTATCTGTCGATTTAGTTTTTCGCTGACTAGTATGGGTAACTCCACAATACTCTTTGCTTTGCTCCATACAGGCAGCCATTTGCTCTTGAACTACCTTGCTTTCCCTTAGGCTTTTCATGCATAGTTTAATCATACCAGTTTTAAAATCGTAATTATATTTAAGCTCTGGCTCGGGTGAATCCCAGTTAGGCGCTAGAAAATCCAACACCCATTTTTTAATTGATTTAATCATGTAATCACCTTTAAATCGTCAATATCACCAATAGTCGAGCAATCTTGTAGCGCAACAATACGTATAGCTTCGGCTTTCTCTGCATCGCTTGGTTTTGCAATTGCAGATTGGTCACCTAATGCAATAAAGTCATTTAGACGCGGGTTTTCGCTTAGCACTTCAAACCAATATGTTGATTGAGGTGTAAACATTGAGCCGTTAGCGTCTGTATATTGTCTACTACCACCTTGCTCATAGCATGCTGTAGTTGTAACAACATCGTATGTTTCAGGGTCACCAAAACCTATACCACTTGAGCGCCTAAACCATATCGTAACGGTTTTATTTGCTGCGTGTCGTGTTGGCTCGCTCATTGTGGATTATCCGCATCGTAAGTTGTACCAGCAACACCAATAAAAAACACTGACTTATCAATAGGTAGGCAAAAGTTATAGTCATTTAAGTAAGCGTTAGCTAATAAGCCGTTGTCGTACTCACCTGAATCGCCGTATCTGCCCTGCTTGAAATTCGTGCTTGCACCGTTAGGCGCTTTACGTGATGTAACTTGTGTTGAGCCGCTAGCAGACATAAGTGAGCCAGCAATGTAGCTATTAGCAATATCATCCGCAACGGCTTGCGGGTATGATGAAGTTAAACAGGTGTAAGTATCTGCAAACGCGTCAATCTTAGCCTGAATTAAAATATCATTGCCAATCCCGCCGTAGGCTTTAACTGTTTCTAATGTGAATGCCATATTACTTACCTACCAACTTTGTAAAATCAAACGTGTTAGCTACGATTAATAAAATTATAGCTGTTATGACAAAAGGGGCTGCAATCTTCATTATATAATTATCAATCCACTTTGACATTTTGCTAGACCATCGAATGCCATCGATGTTGCTATCAATCGAATTTTGTAACGTTTGAATTTGCTTTTGCACTCTTTCGTCACGCTCTTGCCTTACCTTCTCGGCAACTACAAGTTCATTGACTGATTCCGCCAGCTTGCTTACTGACTCGCTCGTTTTATCGTACGCGTCCACCTGCATAGCCATATACTTTTCAATTGTTTTGAGGTGCATAGGGGTAACTATATCGTCACTCATTGCCATTTACCTTGATTGCTCTTTCTGACAGTATAGCAAAAATGTGCGCGAGTAACATTAAAGCGCCAGAGACCGAGCAAGTTGCCAAACTCACCCACCAGGCGGTCAATGATGAATCGATTGCTATAAAGCGAAATAATGATGCCGACATGAATACAAAGAATGAAATCTTCGTAGTGAGACCAAATAAACGTTTGATTGTAAGCATTTACGTATGAGTCCCACGCCATCAACAATAAGAATGCAATCATTATAGCACAGCATATAAGCGTATTTTTGTTATCGGTACGGGTGATATGGAAGTAAGATATGGCGCACCATGAGAGTAATGATAAGGAATAAAACACAACTCCAAACACTTCAAATGGTAGTGAGGTTGGGACTATGTTGGAAATAGAGACGATGAGGGATAATAAAAAAGCCGCACCGAAAAGGTACGACTTTCTAATTGTCACAATATAGGCAATAAAAATTACATCACTTTGACTTTGGTTTATTAGAACTTGCTGGCTTTGTACGGCTTGGCTTAGCAGTTGTACCCATAATAAAAATTCCTCAATCATATTAATAGAGCCTATATTGTAGCATTAAATTACTTTGGTAACTTCTCTATCATAGCGTCGTATTCGACCTTGTAGTCACGCAAGGCTCTCCTGTATACATAGAAAGCCCTCAAAAAAGGAAGTAATGGAAAAACAAACGGTAGTAAAGCAACTTGAAAGAAGTAACTTATTGGCGTGTCAAGTCCATCCCAAAAGTAAGATAAATCCCTTTTTAATGATGGTATCAGATCAATTATCTCGTACTTTAACTGCCCAAGCCTCCCTCGCATAATTACAGCTCTTGATGAGTTGCCATTTAAATCAAACCAATCAGGCTTTGGCTTATCCAATTGTTGCTGTACATAATCTTTAAATGAAATCATAAATCACCATACTCCTTTGCAAATTCATCGAACTGTTTAACTTTATTAACCATATTACTCACCTGCACGTATGTAACCTTATTGGCGGTTGCAGCGGGGTTCATACCCACACCAAAATCAATATGCTCGATAGCTGCTTGCATAACTTTTTCGTTAACCTCGCGCCCACCCATGATTTTAGAGTATGCGTAAATCTTATCTTTAGTTTTAGTTGGCCAATTAGATAAGATATTATGAGTCGGCACAATGCGATTAACCGCAAAGCGCTTACCGTTGCATTTTACTGTGCGGTCATAAGGAAAGTTGTTTTTATGCGCCTCTTTATCGAATAAGTATATCCGCGCAGAGTCGATAACCTTTAAACTTGTGTTGGTGCCTGATAATACAGCCTGTAATAAGCTCACAAGGTAATTAAACTGCTCCACCTTAGCAAGTGGGTTACTAACATCATCAACAGCTTTAACCTTTCTCTCTGGCGCATATTTAAACTCAGCATTAACTAAGCTAATACCCATTGGGTGCAATACGCGCTTGTTAATCTTGCTGTGTAATTTTAATTCGTTAATTTCATCTTGTGATAGTTTTATCATTTATTCTTTATCCTTATTCATTTCTAAGTAGATAATCATAGCTGCGCGCAATTTATTTCCGCCATTTAAATCTATTTGATGCTGCCATAGTGATGTGTAACTTCTTGGCATATTGCTATTAAGCTTAGACCATATAGAGTCAATTATAGGCCATGCGTCCGATGGGTTGTTACAGTAATCAACACCCATAGACACCCATAAGGCGCTCTCACACAAAACAATTCTTTCATCTCTATCGCACAACCCCTCATACTGCTCGCCATCAATGGAGATACCCTCAGCCATACATATAGCCTTATTAATCTCAAAATCTGTCATGCTCTCGTAATTCATCTCTATACCCTCAATTAATTTGATAGCTAAAGTATATATCTTAAATTAATTATTGACAAGTCTATTATATTAAATTAAATTTAGTGCAAGTTAATTAAATGGAGCGGTAAAAATGAATAAACACTTAGAGCTTTTACAGTGGTGTATAGATAATGAGTCTAAAGAGTTTCCTGTCGTATATAACTTTAATATTGGCAAATCATGGATTCATGTGCTTAACGGCGACATTGCCATCAACTGCATTGAGGAATGCGAAGTTGATGAGGTTATATTTCAGCTTAGCGCAGTAAAAGCGGGAAATACACCAGATGCAATAAAACAAAAACGTAAGCAAGCGCTATTAAAAGAGCTTGCAGAATTGGAGGGTGAATCATGAGTGAAGCTAAATTTACAAAGGGTGATTGGAAAGTTGAAGGCTCATCAATGTCTATGGGGGCAAATTACAGGGGTAAATTCACCATAACATCTAGCGCTTTCGCCGGAAATATTTCAGATGCAAACACAGCTAACGCCAATCTAATTAAGGCGTCGCCTAAAATGTATGAAATGCTTATTAAGATTAGTGAAGCCATTAATTCTGGACTTTACGAGATAGAGTTAGCTGACGCTATTACTGAATTTGGTGGTGATATTGAAAAGCTACTAGCAAAAGCAAGGGGTGAATCATGACACCGGTAGAGATGTTTTTAACTGTTTTATATGTCGGCACTTGCTTTTTATTGTACGGCGTAATTACTTTAATATCTAAATTTGAAGATGAATACTTAACAGAGGGTAAATAAATGAATAACATGTCAGATTTAAGCTTTATACAAACTAGCCGCGCAATGAGAAGCTCGCACTTATCTCGCATTAATCACGAATACCGACCTATTTGGGTTATTGCTAAAACTAACAACGCAAAACCTAAGCAAGTAATCGACCGCCGCGCTAAAGGCTGGCGTAGTAATTCAACTGTTTTTACTGGTTGCTAACCAAATACGGTTACATTCCACTTTGTAACCGTATTCACTTACTTGGAGAAAAGAAATGCAAATAATCACGGACGCACTAAGAAAGAGCTGTACTGAAAAGCAATTAGCAGCATTACAAGCGCTTATTAACTGCAATGGTAACAAGGCAAAAGCAGCTAAAGAGCTTGGTATCTCACGCAGCACAATGAGAAAGCACGTTGACCTAGTGAATGCTAAAGTAAGCAATATCGACCCATCGATTGAAAATATAGTCAATACCATAAAACAAAATCCAAACATTAACGGCGTATCTGATATGCAAGTTAATGAGCATGGTAAGCCTATGTGGATTAAATACAGCAAGCGTGAAGTTGAAACTCTAAAGCAGACAAACGCTTTATTTGAATCTCTATGTGAGAGATTGCCGGTAGTAAAACCGATTGATTTTGAATACCCCGATTACGATACAGATATTATTCCATGGTTTAACATTGGTGATGGTCATTTAGGTATGATTAGCTATTACCATGAGGTTGGCAGCAACTTTGATTTAAAAATTGCCAGTCGTGATTTGTGCGCCGCAATGAAAGAATTAATCGACCGCGAGCCAGTATGTGAGCGCTGTGTTATTCAAGATATGGGCGATATGACGCATTATGATAACAATGACGGGGTTACATCGCATTCGGGTCACGCGCTTGATTATGATACCCGCTACAGCAAAATGATTGATATTTACGGCGATGTTATGCGCTACACTATCGAATATGCAGCAACTAAGTTTAAATACGTTGACGTTATTATCAATCAAGGTAATCACAGTCGTGTTAATGACTTTGCAGCCTCTAAATTCTTCTCAATGATGTATAGCGATAATCCACGCATCAATATACTTGACAACCAATCTGTATTTATCCCTTATCGCATGGGTAATACCTTTGTTATGTCTCACCATAGCGACAAGTGTAAACCTAAGCAGCTTGCTCACGTTATGGCAACAGACTTTGCGGAAGATTGGGGCGAATCAAAATACCGTTACGTTGATATTGGGCATGTGCATCACCAAATGGCCGTGAAAGAGCACCCTGGCGTTACAGTTGAGTCATTTAACCAATTAGCCACGATGGATAAATATGCGCATGATGGAGGTTGGCGCAGCCGCTCATGCTTAACAGTTGTTAGGCGCTCAAAGACTTATGGCGAAAAGGGTCGGCAGGTAATAACACTTGATGAGGTTAGAGATATTATTGACAACATACCAGCAGGGCAAACAGCAAAACAAAGTAGGCGTAAAGTTTACACGGTATAAAAACAAAGCCCTCGTAATGAGGGCTTTTGATTAGCAAGTTAAATTACTTTTTGGTTGCTGCCGCTAGCTTCTTCTCTAGCTCTGCAACTTTGGTTTTCAGCTCGTCATTTTCAGCCTGTAAAGGGTTTTCGCCTTTAGCTGCCTGACTTGCTTCTTTAACTCGGCCAACTAACGAATCAGGTACTTTGTGATCAACTACTTTACCATCATCGCCTTTAACTTCAGCTAACTCTACCTCAATGATAGAGTTTTGCTTAAGTTCGCCAGCCGTTTTACCAACATAAAGCATTTCTACTTTCTTAGCCATGATTATCTCCTTATGATGCTGAGCCAACAGCTAGACCCATCTGCTTCTGGAAGTCAGATTTAAGCTGAATAGCCTGTGCACACATGTTTTTAAACACATACTCGTCAGTGGTATTAGCACGGAATTGTAAGATTTGAGATAGTGGCATTGCATCAAGAATTTCAACACATTCACTATCACGCACAAGTGCAATGATTGTATTAACTGGTACGCTGTCACTTGCAACGATACGGTCAACACCTGGAAGTTGTAAAAGCTCTTGCTCAACAGTCTTACGTAGCGCACCTGTTGCAGTTGGTGTACCAGTGGCTAGCGCGTCTTGC